ATAAGCTCTATCGCTGTTCAGGATATGAGTTCTATCGATTTGTCGAATAATATAAGAATGGTAGCTAAGTGGACTGCAGGTGTACAAGTAGGTGTAGCTTCAGACTTTACTTACCAATCATAATTATTAACCTTTAAAACCTAAAAACAAATGGCTTGTAATTTAACGAAAGGAAGAAATATCACGTGTCGTGACGGCATCGGTGGAATTAAAGCAATCTATATCGCACAACACGATGAATTAACTTCTTACACTGCAGCAAGTGGTGAAGTAACAGACTTTGATTTGGGTGGTAGTGACGACTTATATAAGTACACACTTAAAAGAGGTACAGGAAGTGTAACAGAAACTATTAACGCTTCAAGCGAAAATGGTACTGTATTTTATACACACTCTGTAAATGTAAAACTACATAACTTAACTAAAGAAGACCAAAACGAAATTAAACTATTAGCACAGCAAAGAATGGTTGTTTTCGCAGAACTAAACCAATTAAATAGTACAGGTAAAAATACTATTGTAGCTTGTGGTTTAGATAATGGTTGTGAATTATCTGCAGGTACTTCTGTTTCAGGAGCAGCTTTAGGTGATATGGTAGGTTACGATTTTACTTTCGAAGCACAAGAACCGAACCCAATGCAATTAGTAGCGGATTATACAACAACTCCGTTCGACAACTCGGCGTTTACAATTAACGCAATACAGACTTCTTAAAACCTTAAATGGTTTTGTTTTCATATTTATTAAGGGGGTGGCAATAGCCGCCCCTTTTTTTTAACTTAAAATAAAAAAGATGTATAAACTAAAAGACGAATACAAAGGTGTTACAGTAAATAAAACGGGTAGAATGATTATATTAGATAACGTACGATCTGACGAAGTAGAATTATTAGGAGTAGAACACTTTTTTACAAAGACTAAGAAAAAGACAGTTTCAACAAAAGACAAATAAATTACTTGTTTTTATATTATATAGTATGATAACAGGAGTTTACAGCCAGTCAATAGATACATATTTGACTTTAGAAGAAAAGAGAATACATACCGCTGTAGACGCTTCTAAGGTTAGATATTTGTTTAAGTTTACTAACGATATGACGGGTACAGTAAAGTATGCTTATGGTGTTAAAGGTACAACTAACGACAGATACGTTAAAAACACTTTTACACACAATACTTCAGAAGATGTTTATCAGGGTGCAATAAATTTTAAACCGTATGGGTTTTGGAAATACGAAGTGTACGAGGTTACCTGGTTAGGTACGGTTACTTTTACAGAAGACGCAGCACCTTCTACAGAAACAGAAGTATTAGTAGTAAACAACGACCACGGCGTAGTAAAAGGAAAAGTAGAAGAAGGTAAACTATACGTACAAGAAACTTCAGGTTCAGAACAAGTAAAATATACAAAACATACAACAACAGAAACTAATTATTTATATACAAATTAAAAAACTATGAGTTTAATAGACAACAACAATATACTACTTAGAGAACAACTAGGTAAGGGTTCAGGTGTAGTGTTTACAACAGCAGCACAAACAGGTAAAGATTGGTACGCAGTACATTTTGTTACGCAAAGTGTAGTAAGTGCTATAACTATGACTTACCACACAGGAGAAAGTGCTTTACATACTACAATACCAGCGGGAACGGTTATATTCGGACATATAACAGCTATTACAATGACTTCAGGAGTAGCTATAGGTTACAAAGAAACAGACGAAAGAGCAGGATAATGAAACTAGGACAAGGAGTTAAAATAAATTCTAGTGTCTGGAACCCTACTGAATGTAGAAATTTAGTTTTATGGTTAGCTTACAATACAAATATTACAGTATCTGGAGCGCTAGTTGATAGTTGGAGAACTAATGTAGCGGGTTCTACTAAATCATTTGACCAATCAACAACAAATTATAAACCTACATATGCAACTGCAATTACCCACCAATATTTTGGAGTATTATTTGATGGTACGGACAATTATTTAGCAGGTGACCAAATTACACTTACAGATGAATTTGTAGTAGGTATAAAATTTATTATAACAGACGCATCGGTATCGAACGATGTAGTTACAGGTGATATGGACACAGCTAATAATTTTATCAGAATAAACGATGAAGATACAATAGGTATAAAAACTTCAGGCAGTCAGAAATCAATTGATATGAATAGTACAACATTTACGGATCAATCGCTGAATAATATGGTTGTAGCTAGAGATAGTAGTAATGTTGTATCTGTATGGTTAGACGGAAGAAAACAAACAGATACAGCAACCTCTGCAGGCGACTTTCTTATTGATGGACTAGGAGCAAGAAATTCAGGAGGTGGAGTAACTAACTTTTTCGCTGGCGCGGTATTAGAGGTAATAGTAATAGACAATGAGTATTCAGACGAATTAGCGGAACAGGTATCGCGACATCTGAAATCAATAATAATATAATGAAAAACAAAAAGAAAGTAGATTTTAAGGAAAGTATTTTAAATGTAAACTTTGAAACACAAACAGCACCTGTAATACAGGAAGCTATGGGTAAAGATTTTATAGAATACGGTACAGAAAACTATAGAAACTTATACCCACAGTTTTTAATAGACCTTTACTACAATTCTAGTACTCACGCAGCTATTGTAAACGCAACTGCTGATATGATTGCAGGAGAAAGTATAACAGTAGAAGAAAGCGACAATTTAGACGCTTACGTTAAACTTAAAAGGTTCTTAGCACAGGCAAATAGTAAAGGTGAAAGTTTACACAGTGTAGTTAAAAAAATTGCTTTCGACTTTAAGCTACAAGGTGCGTATGCTTTAAACGTAGTTTGGAGTAAAGATCGTACTACCATATCGGATTTGTACCACATACCTGTTGAACGTATAAGAATGGGTAAACCAGACGCTTTAGGAAGGGTTACAGAATACTATGTAAGTTCGGATTGGTCTAACACGAGAAAAAACAAACCACAAGTAGTACCAGCGTTTAACATAAACGACAGAACAAACCCTAACGCTATTATATATGACGGAATGTATAGCCCTAATATGCAACTATACAAAGTACCAGATTATGTAGCGGCTTGTAATTGGTGTTTAATAGACCAAAAGGTAGCAGAGTTTCACTTAGCAAATATAGAAAACGGGTTTGCAGGTTCTTACTTTATAAGTTTCGCAAACGGAGTACCAACAGCAGAAGAACGAAGACAAGTAGAAAATAGTATTAAAAAGAAATTTACAGGATCTGGTAACGCAGGTAAATTTGTACTTACATTTTCAGACGATAAAAACAGAACACCAGATATAACACCAATTTCTGTAGCAGACGCAGACAAACAATACTTAGCTTTACAAGAACTTTTAGTACAAAACATACTTACAGGTCACAGAGTTACTTCACCTATGTTAATGGGTATTAAAAACAGTACAGGACTAGGAAATAACGCAGAAGAATTAAATAGTGCCTTCGAAGTATTTTTAAATTCTGTTATAAAACCATTTCAAAATAACATATTAGCTTGTTTAGGTAAAATCTTAGAAGTAAACGGTATTAACTTACCTTTAGAAATAGTACAGAACAAACCAATTACAACAAGGTTTACTATTGAAGATATGAAGGAGGTGATGACGACCGATGAGATACGAAGTGAACTCGGCTTGAAAAGCTTAGAAGAAGAAGAACTAACAGCTGACGAAGAAGACAATAGACAAGAATACGCTAAGGAAGGTAAATGTACTTGTGAAAAACCTAATAAGGATTGTACTAAAAAGTGTGATAAGTACGAAGACGAACTAGACAAGTTTATAGCAGAATTTGGAGAGGACGCGCCAGAAGGTTACGAACTAATAGATGAAGAACGAGTAGAAGACGAAGACGAAGACTTTGATTTTGAAAAAGAGTTAAACGAAATACATAGGTTAGACTTAGCAGTAAGTACAGGTTCACCAAAACCTAACGAAGCAGACGCACAAGACGGAATAGACAAAAACTACAACCTATATAAAGTAAGGTATGTATATAGTGAAGACACAGGACTAACACGAAAAAGTGGAAAAAGTAGAACTTTCTGTACTCGTATGATGGCTTCTAATAAAGTGTATCGTAAAAAAGATATTCTTTTAATGGGTACAAGAACTAATATAAATTCGGATTGGGCACCAAAAGGAAAGTCTAACTACAGTATTTGGAAACACAAAGGAGGCGGTAACTGCCAGCACTTCTGGAAAAGAAAAATATATAAGTTTACTTTAGGAGTTTCTAAAAGTGGTAACTTAGAAGACGGTGACGTAATTAGTACTGCTAAAGCTAGGAAGTCAGGATTTTACCCTAAAGCAAACGACAAAAGAGTAGCAGAAGCACCAAAAAGAAGAGCAGACAAAGGATTTGTAAACCCAGAACTAATAGAAAAATACAGCTAATGAGTTACGTTTTATTCATATCAGAAAACAAAATAAAAGATAGTACCGCAATAGGTGGTAATGTTGATAATGAGTTCTTACTTCCGTATATAAAAGTTTCCCAGAAGAAATATATAGAAACTAAGTTAGGAACTGACCTATTCGAAGCGTTACAAACGAAAATAACAGCAGGTAGTTTAGCAGGAGCTTACCAGACTTTAGTAGACGACTACATACAGGACGCTTTAGTACATTGGAGTTTTTACGAAGCGTTACCATTTTTAAGATACAAGGTTATGAATAACAACGTAGTTTCTAAGACTGCAGAAAACAGTACACCTTTAACAAGAGAAGAAGCACAAGATTTAAGAGAAGAAATACGAAATACAGCAGAATTTTATACAGAACGTCTTATAGACTATATTAAAAACAATACTGCAAGTTTTCCTGAATATTCTACTAACACAGGTGCAGACGTTTCACCAGACACAGCAAACTATTATTCTGGTATGAATTTAGAATACGACAGAAACCAACGTAGAGATATTACTTTAGACGATTTCTTAACACCCGATCTTAAATAATGAAAAAGAACTATAAACCAAAAGCTAAAAACGAAATAGCTTTAAAAACATATATAAAAAATGCCGATAAAAAAAGCAACAGAAGAAATAGCAGAAGTAGGAATAATTAACGGCAGCACACTAGCAGCTACAACTTTTATAGAAATAGAGATGTTTTTAAAGATTATATTACTATCTTTGACTATTGGCTATACAATTTACAAATGGTACTCACACTATAACCGTAACAAATGAAAACACTTTGTAAAATATTATACTACATAACTTTTAAAAAAGTATGTTTAGGTAAATGCAACCTAGACTGTAAAAAAAAATAATGACTTTAAAATACTTTAAACTATCAGAGTTTAATTGCCCGTTTTTACAAGACCAGAAAATGAATTATACATTTTTAGAAAAACTAGACGAAGCAAGAGAAATAGCAGAAATACCTTTTAAAATAACGAGCGGGTTCAGATGTAAGGAGTACAACGAAGACTTAATAAAAAGAGGTTATAAGGCAAGTCGCAATAGTAGTCACTTAAAAGGACTAGCAGCAGACATAAGTGTTAAGGATAGTAAAAGTAGATTTATAGTTTTCAATAGTCTATTGTTAGCAGGTTTTACAAGAATAGGTATTGCAGACACATTTATTCACGTAGATTTGGATTTAGAAAAAACACAAAACGTAATTTGGACGTATTAATATTAATTTAAAATAAATAAAAATGAAAGATTGGTTAATTTTAGAAACATTTAAGAGAATGATTAAGTCACGTAAATTTCTTTATACTCTAATAGGGTGTATAACAACTTTACTAAGTGATCAATTCGGTTTGAACGCAGAAGAAGTTAGAAATATCTTAATGAGTATTGCCGCTTTAGTAGTAGGTCAGGGTATAGCAGACACGAAAAAGTAAAATGTCTAAGACAGGTAAGCGTTTACGTCTGTCTAAAGAAGAAGTAGAACTAATAAACGAATTTAGAGGTTCAGAATTAGACAATTTAAACGGTAATACAGCTTTAGATTTACATCTAAAAGAACGAGGTATAAGCAAAGACGAAGTAGTTAGTGTTAAACACTGGCAAAATATGTCTGGCGAACTTCGTTTTTCTATTGTAACTAAACAAAATTACGGAGTAAACCAAAGTAAATTATTAGACGACATAAAAAGTCTAATAGATAAACACGCACCTACATACTCTAAAATACAAAGAACTAAAGGTAACCACCTTTTAGTTATAAACCCCGCAGACGTTCACATAGGTAAACTTGCAGTAGCTTTAGAAACTGGCGACGAATACAATACTAAGATTGCAACAGAACGGGTTTTAGAGGGTATTACAGGACTTATTGCAAAG